TCAATAACACCTTGCGGGTAATCAATTTCTGTACTGCCGGAATACAACCCAGCTAAAAATGGATATTCCTGTTTTTCAGTAGAATATTTCTCATACACATTACTTAAATAGATTTCACCAGTAAACTGATCAGTCCATTCTCCAGTTTTTACGGTGTCGCAATACGGCAAAGTAGACATTTCAGTATAGGGCATTGTCGCAACTATATTGATGTCATCCTCTTCAATTAAGAAGAAATCAGTGCTTATTCCACCGCCTACAACATTATTAAATAAATTAATAAATCTTTCATAAGTAATGTTGTAATCGCTAAAAACTTCGGATGGGAAGGAAAGAAATATAGATGCAGGCTGCTCTTCTGTAACAAAAGACCACCCTTCCTGAACATAGATGTCCTCGGGTGGTCTATCTATTGCTAGACTTAAAGCATCTATTATATGAGGTATTGAGCCGTCACTGGTGTTCTCTGCTATTTTAATTCTAATTAACAGCCTGTATAAAGTATCATCATTACCTTTTCTTGATTCTCCGACATTTGCACCATAATGATCAAGTGTTTTGCCATAAGCATCATTTAGATTTTTAACTTCTTCTATATCATCAAAAGCAGTTTGAACAATCTCCATTTCTTCTGCTAACATTCTTAGCTTTTTAACAAAATCGGAATCCTCATCTTTAGTAATAAAGCTTATAAACTTCTCTTTCATTGCTTCTAATATTTTAGACATGGTTGATCACAACCTTAGTTGGATCAGTAATTGCAACTTCCAATCCTGAAATCTCAATATTATCTTTTGTGGTTGGGCTCGCAGTGGTGCCGATATATAATTCAAAATCAATAATACCGCTGCAGGCTCCATGTATTTCATGAGTAATTTTGGAGTGAATAATATCATCAGCTATAATCAATTCGTCTAAATAATCAACTATGGCATCAGTTATCAGCTCATCACCATCTACAGGGTAATCATCATTAGTAATCAGGTCTATTGTGTAATATGTATCTACATCAGTAGGCCTTGAAAACCCTATTTTATGGATAGTTCCACCCTCATCAAAAACATCAGTGATTATATCCCCATATGCTCTTATTCCGCCGGCTTTTGCAGTATAAATAGCCTTAGCAATATCTTCTTCAAGCCCTCCCAGAACTACAGCAAATACCGACTTCATAGGCATACCGAGAGAGTTAGTCTGTTCAGTATCATTTTCAAATACTTTTACCTGTCTAACTTCATTTATATCAGATACTGCAGCAGTAATAGCCGCAATTACATCACTAGAGTTCTGGCCCAGCTGATTAAAATATCTGTTTCTTAGTTCGTGATTTGTTTCTCTATCTCTTCCAAAATCGGCTGCTATAGGATTTGTAATTGAATCAACACCAGAAATAGGCTGAGTAATAACAGTAATAGTATTAGCCGGCACATTTCCTTTTTCACCAGCTTCTTTTGCTATTAACTGGACTTCTGTTTCTCCATTTGATTGGATGGTAGTATTATATTTAGTTTCAAATTTAATTGAACTGTCAGTTTCAGTTTCAACAGTCCAACCTTTGTCTATTTCAGTACCAGGGGTTCCTATTACAGTCAGTGGAACTTCTGATTTTCTTTTTCCTTTTCTTTTTACATTAAGATTAGATACGGCATAATCTAAGCTTTGATCTTCTGCCAAAATTACATAAGCTGAATTATATACTTTTTCAGCTACAGACCAGATCAATGATAAGCTGAAAGCAAATAATCTTATAAACCAGCCGTTAGGAGAGGAAGAGGACAAATTGACATCATCTCCAAAAAGACTTTTTGCTTTTTCTTCTAAAGATTCTACAATATCTTGATAAGTTTTTTTCTTAAATCCTTTTTCTGTTACACCGAATTCATCAGACATTAAAATTCCACCTCCCCTGACGATTCAATTAAACCTTCAGTAGTCAAAGCTTTAAAAAATATTTTAAGCTTTCTATTGCTTTTGCCAGAAATATCAACATTAATTTCTAAAATTTCTTTAACTCTATCTTCTTTATAAATTGTTTTGATTAGCTCTGACCTATGCTTTCGGGCTGTTGCTTTTTCTCTGAAAAGTTTTAACCAGGGGTGACCAAAGTCTAAATCAAAAATCCATTCTCCCTGATTTGTCATTATTCTGATCCAGAGTGCTTGCTCAAGCTCCATCTTTCCTGTCACTTCTTCTATATCATGTAATTCATTAAGTTTTGTAGTGCCTTTTTCTTTATCAAAATAAAAACTTCTCATATAATCACCACCTAACTTACCCGGATGTTACATTTCCACTTCCAGCCGTTATTTTACCAACATGAGTACCGGCAGATGATCCACCACTAACATATGTTTCGATAGCATCTCCTACTCTTGCAACTGGAGGGCCCCCTCCAGCCAAATCAACTTCACCATTAACAGTGGTTTTTGGTGCATTAACTATCGCAGGGCCACTAGAATTAATAGTGGTTTCTCCATTAGTCTTAATTAATAGATCACCATTAACTTTCATTACTATTCTGCTGTCTGCTTCTTGATTTTCAAAAAGCAAATCTTGACCATAGTTAGAATTTAACTTGTTTTCCTGTTCAGCTTTTAAACCCTTTATTACCACAGCATCATCAAAAGCATGTTTCCTTTTGTACTTAACGCTTTCTGGATCGCCGGTTATTAATAATTTATCCAGGGCTCTTTCATTGAAAAGCACCTGGACCACATCACCTTTTTGATATGGAGGTCTAATCACAAAAGGACCAGCATTTAAATGGCCAACAGGAACTTCTATTATTTTGGGAATTGTAACTTCTTCATCATTCAATATTTTTTTAGATAAAAGAGTGATTTCAGCTATCATAGTTTCTGGATCATAATTTTCTATTTTAGCTGGCAAAGCTACATGCAGCTCTTTTAATTCCTGATCAATCAATTTTTTCATTAATTTTGAACCTCTCATACTTTAACAACCTCCATTTCTGTAAGAAAATCACTGCTTGATAATTTATGCAGCCCTTTTTTGACTCTATATAAGCCTGAAATAGTCTTACTATCTATGCTGATAATACTGTCGGCCCATATTCTATAATTAAGCAGAGATTGCACCTTATATCCTTCTTCTCCGTCCTCGTCAATCTTTTGTGGAGAAGCTATTAGGCCTGTTCTTTGATTAAGATTAACAATTTCCCTGGTCCCGGCTTCTTCTGGTCTGAGATAAATCTTGCTTCTGCCTACATGCAGTTTAGTGGCTGCATCAATTGCTATTTCTTCAAGTGCTGTTTTGATAGTTCCTGAAAAAGTCTTTCCTTTTGGATAGTCTATGTTATTGGCTAGATTAATTTCTCCAACTCCAAAAGGAAGCATATCAATTAGATCAACAGCAACATCTCTTGCTCTAATGCCAGCCCTCCAGGTCTGATTGACAGTAGTATTCAGCCAGTCAGAAGTATTATCTCCCACTACAATTTCAGTAATCTTATCAGTTGTATCCCATGATGTTTGAGTATGAGATATAATACCAGGTAGCAAAAGGCCGACATCATCTTTATAGCCAGCCCTTAAAGTAAAATTAGTATCTTTTTTTAGTAAATCTATCGTTTTATTACTGATATTAAAAAATCTTACATGACCAACATTGCCATCTGAGTCAGTATTAAAATTAACTTCGAATTCTAAATCAAGATCAGGATATTTGATTTCTTTATTTTCTAAAGCAAATATTGCTTTTCTGCCAAAAGCTCTAGTCATTAGTAATCACCAGCTATATATAGCTTTACACTGTCATAAAAATTATCGTAAGTAACTCCCTCTTTTTCTGCAGCCATTGTTTTATCAAGTGCTATAATTCCAATCCCCTCAGGTAGCCTATCATCAATGATATTGTCAAACATATTTGTACTATACGTTATTTTTTTACCTTCGAGTATTGTTTCCCCGGTAGAATCAAAAACTGACATAGCAAAAAAGCCTTGATGATTCCAACTTATTTCAAATACAAGTTCTGTTCCTGCTACATCAGTTAAAAACCTATCGGGGATCTGCTTAATATTATCTTTTTTAACAGGTAAATATTTAACTTCCATCACTCATCACCGCCGAAAGGAGAAATCATTGAGGTAAGAATTGACTGATCAGTGCTTTCTTCATCTACATTTTCTGTTTCATTAGACCGCTCTTCTGTTTCTGTAGCATTTTGCTGCACTTCATTGCCGGTTGATGGGTCAATTCCTAAATTAACAAATATAGTTTCCTGTTCAGCTACTTGTACTTGTTTTAAGGATATGCTGCCCTGGTAACCATTTGCTATTTGAGCATCAGTGTCAAAATTTATACTTAAAATAACCATATTTTCATATAGTCTATAATCTTTAACATCCATGTAGTTAAAAACTTCATCATACTGGCTCGCTTCTTCTAGTCTATCCCGCTGATCTTCTGCTTCATCTCCGGCTATAACGAATGTATGATTAATTTCAACTGGCTGGTGATTAATATGATCAGCTATTTCTGTTTTATCCTCAACCGGCTTTTCAGTAACTTCATTTTTTAAATTAATAGATTCTTCTGGAGCAACCTCTATTTCTATATCAAAATCATCATTATATAATCTAGCCAATGGCCTCACCTACCGATGCTGTCGCCTCTCCATCAAAATATTGTTCTATAATTTTTATTATTTTTTGAGCATCCTGAACAGTGTTATTTGATCCTTCAAGATTGAGGTTTTCAATAACAACTTTCTTTTCTGATTTACTGCTGGACTGTTTATTGCTTTGATTATAATTATTATTTGTAACGCTTTGAGAACTGCCAAAACCACTGTCAGATATACTCGACATTGGATTGTAGTCTTTAACAATAGTCTTAGGCTCAGTAATCATTGACTCAGTCCACATATTGCTTAATGGTCCAGTAACTTGCTCTCTGGACTTATCGACACCTTTTCCAATAGTTTGAGTGAGTCCTGGTCCTACCCTGTCTAACTGGCTCAATGGTCCAATTTTAGCAGGTGATTGAGGCAGATAGTCCATTATCTTTTTAGCCATTCCCTGCATCCAGCCTGGCAGTTTATCCATTGCTGTTTCAATAGCAGTTTTTAAAGCAGACCCAAAGTCTATATTGCTTAATTTACTTTTGATTTTACTGGCCCATTCATCAATTTTTGCTATTGGATCAGGTAAATCAGGTATATCAGGAAATTTAAAAGGATTCAGGCCAGCCACAAACTCTTTACCCTTATTCCAAACCCCTTTGACTGCTCCCACCAAATCAGGCAGTGTAGGTAGTTTTAAGGCAGGCAGTTCTAACCCTGTTTTGTCCTTTATGAATTGCCTTCCAGCCTCGTAAATCTTATTAATTATATCTGGTAGGTTAACAGGTGGTATTAAAAACCTAACTAAAGTCAGCGGGTTATCTTTAACATAGTTTGCTGCAGCTATAATTTTTTCTTTAATTGCTCCAGCAATATCTGGTATATGACTCAATTTGAAAATATCTAAGAATAAGTTTCCGATAAAAGTTAATTTAGCAGTAACAATAGTTTTGATTCCTTCAAATATATCAGCTATACCGCTGTAAAACTGATCAACAGCGTCCCAGTACATTGCGAAATCACCGGTAACTATGCCTTTAATTAAACCTGATATCATTTTAATTGGTGAGAAAAGTATCTTAAAAGCGCCTTCAAATATTTTTACAGCGCCAATTACAGTTGATTGAACCAGTGGTTCTATATAAGCAAATGATGCTTTAATAGCATCCCAAGTCCAGAGTGCTGCATTACCTACATCAACTAATACACCTTTTAAATCTTTATTTATGCCGGCCCATGCTAAGAACTTATTAATTATAGGCAGCAGAGTGCTTTCTCCACCGTTTAAACCGACCCATAAATCTTCTATTGCTAAAACAATTCCGGTCACTGCTGCAGCTATACCAAAACTACTTATAGAAAATATTCCAGCTATAAAGGGCCATGCTGCACTTACTCCACCAATAGCCGCTGCTATTCCAGTTATTGCAACACCTATTGCAAAGAATCTAGTAGCAGCCTGCAGTTTTTCGCTTTCTTCTAGCTTTTCAAGAAATTTATTAGTAACAATCAATCCTTTATTAAATGATGGTATAAAACTAAAGCCCATTGCGATTGATACATCGCGAATATTACCTTTAAATCTTAGCCACTGGTTGTTAAATTCCATTGCAGTTCTGGTTGCATCGTTTACTGCATCTCCAGACTGTCTGATCATTTCATTAAATCTTAACTGCATTTTTGTGAGATTATCTAAATCTCTGAAATTCTTTTGATATCCTTCTCTTTGAGCGACTAAATTTAATTGAGTTTCACTTAACTGGATACCAAGCATTCTGACAGCTTCATGATTACCCACCAGGGCAGACTGCATAGCTTCAGCAGCTCTTGCTGTTGCTACATTATTAAAAGATCCTAAGTCAGCCGCTAAAGTAACCATTTCTTTAGAAAGTCCAGCTGCTTCATCTCTAGCAAGCCCCATAGGCACTAAAACATCCTGAAAGCTGTTTAACCAGCCTAAAGTAGCATATTCAGAACGCCCAATACTTTGAGCATATTCATCAGCCCATTTTCTTGTCTGGTTAGCAACTTCTCCAAAAACAACATTAAATTTATTTACAGTTTCATTGGCATCCGCGGCACTGAACACCGATTTTCCTATAGCAGCAAAACCCATTCCAGCTGCTATACCTAATTGATATCGGTACCGCTCTAACACCGCAACACCATTGCTTATTTGCTTTTTAGCATCATGAAAGGCAGCAGATATAGCCCGGCCGGCAGTTACTGCTTTTCTTTCCAGAGCTCCCATTCTATCAGTAGCTCTTATTACATTGTTTTTAAAGCTATCAACTCTTCTATCAGCCTGGGTAAGTGGCCTATCATTTATTCCAAAGCCAACTTGAAAACCCAAAAACCTTTGTGCTCCTCCTGCTGGCATATCTACCGCCCTCCTTCAGAACTATTTTTAATCTCTTCATTGAAAACTTCTAAAGCAGCCCTGGCTTCTAAAAAATGATCTAAATCCCATTTTGCAACTTCTTCCTCAGACTGCATCTTAAAAACCAGAGCCCAGTAATCTTTAAGAAGTCCTTTTATCTGCCTTTTGTAACGATCATGATTTACTATTAACTCACCTTTTTTGTTTATAGAACTATACTTAGGCTCCAAGAAACGTTTCTATACTTTTTACAACCTCTTTCAGTTCTTTAGACCTGTTATAGTTTTCTATTTCTTCTATTAAGTCCTGAACATTACTTAGCTTTTCAAAGTCATCCATGGTGATATCTTCTTTTAAAGCTTCGGCCATCAGATTATCAATATAAACTTCCTGAGAAAACTGCCCGGCTTCATCTTTAGAATTATCTTCAATTTCTAAAATAGCTTTATTGCCAATATACTCAACTGTATATTCATCACCATTTACAGTTACCTTTTTCTCTTTTTCGCCTTTAACATCAAAATCATCTACTTTTACTGGATTGATAACAACGTTATCAAGCAAACCAGCAATATACTTCTTTCTGGATGTCGAGCCGTATCTATCCCGGCATTTATCCTGGTGTTTTATGTACCAGCGAACACCCGGATTTTGAAGAGTGTATTTATTTTCTCCTACACTAATTGTTTTTTTGCTACCTTCTTTACCCATTATTTATAATACCCCCTCGAATGCTTCCTCATAGTCAGCTACAAGCAGAACCCATTCTCTATCTCCGGGCTCATTAGATTTTACATTGTCAGGCAAGTTCTGAACTACACATCTGCTACCTGATCCAGAAACGTCACCATCAAAGTTCTGATCAACTGTAGAGAAGCCAAATTCTTCATCTGACTTGTATAAGTTATACAGTTTTTCGTTCGCTGGACTGGTTTCCTTTAAAGTAATAGTGGCTTCGGCCCTGTCATCAGCAGACTTTGAAAAAGTAACTTCGCCCTGAGCTCCAACGTGAGAGGTCCTTTTTTCTGACATTCTAGAAATTTCAACCATTGAGTCTTCAGCAAACCCAGTCAAAACAAAATTATCTACAATAGTAATTACTTTGGTTGGATCATAATTGACCATTTATAATACCTCCTTTACAGTGTTAAGTAGAAATCTAATTCTACATTGTGCCAAGCTCCAGAATATGTTACTGTTGATTTAACACCCTTTAAAACTCTGTTTGCTAAATCATTTTTCAGTAAATCTTTTCTGGTAGGATAAGTTACTGTTGACATGAAATTGCCGTCTGCATCTTTTGCAACAGCACCATTTGAAGCGGCCACTTTATTGACCTGTTTAGCAGCATCAACAAATAAACCGATACCCGCATTATCCTGGCCTACTTTTTGGTTAGTTTTTAATACACGGAATATTTCTTCTCTATATCTTGCAGCAAACCAGTGCTTAGCAACAGTTGTATCAATAAAATCACCATTACTCATTACACCTTCAGCAACATATAAAGCTCCGCCCCATTCTTTATAAATGTTGGCATTAACGTTTTGCAATGCTGCTACATCAGCGGGCAGATAAGTTGATTTAGCAGTATTATTGATAGTTTTAAATTTCAGGGTATAACTACCGGGTGTCATTGGCAGAATTCTACCCAAAGCACCTGCATCAAGATACTGCTCTTCATCATTTACCCCACCATCATGAGCGAATAGAGCAAAGTTCTGATTTTCTATTCCTTGCATAAAGGTTTCTATATCAGCAATTGCTGCATCTTTACCTAGATCACCAAACATTATTTTTTCTTTTGAAGCTATCCAGTTAGCAGCTTCTTGAACATCGGCTTCGACATTGCTCGCTAAAGCTAAAGCGTACCAATCATTATTTTGAGTTATCAGTTTATCCAACTCATCAGTGATTGTGCTAGTTTCTGTAGCAACATCAACACCGTAAATCATAACTTCCTGAACCTTTGGCTGCTGACTTAACATAGCATTAACTTTTTTGTATGCTAAATCTTCGCTGCTCCAGTTCTGGATCTCTCCAGTGTCTGAAACTATCTCTAATGGATTGGTGACAGTTGGGTCAAAAACCAAACCAATACCGAATCCTTTCTGAGCTACAGCTCCTGTTTCATCATATACATTTACAACAACAGGATCTCCCATTTAAAGATCACTCCCTCTTTATAAATTTACGTCTAAAATATCTTCATCATCAGAAAATTCTACTTCAAGTTCAACTTCTTCGAATGTCTTTTCAATTATCTTAACTTCATCATTAAACTGCAGAACTACATCAAAACCCTTTCTATCTTCATAATCCGTCTGTAGATAAGTGGTCCTGTCTTGCATATTTGTTACATTGATAATCACCACATCATACTGATCAAGAAAACGCTGGCCCAGTTTAGGAATTCTAAACCACTCAATTAATTTTGAAATGTACTGACTCACATCTTTGCCAAAAGCGTTAAATGATATCGTCACTCTCGGATTTGAGTAATAAGAGTATTCGATATCCTCATCAAAATTAGGATCATCACTCTGAACCACTTCTTTTTTTATGAACATTGACTGAGCATTCCCGTTTATATCGTATGGAGACGACATTTTATAAGTTATTCGCGGATAAATTAGATCTTCAGACTTAACATCCTGATCAGCTCTAATTAGCTGAGGAATACCGCAATAACTTTTAATTTCTGGCTGCAGATTAGTTCTGAAAGTGTAGAAATCAATCATTTAACCACTTCCTTTTTAGCCAAAAACTTATAAAAATCAGATAAATGAGTATTATTTTGTGGATCCTTCACTTCAAAATCATTGTTTTGAAAGTTTATTATGTCGCCTTCTTTAGGAATTAAAGCAATTTCTTCATCTGTTTCGACATTTATTCCAGTATTGTCTTCAGGAACAAAAAGTTTTAGGTCCTGAGTAGTGTAAAAACCACCATCATACTCATTTAATTCTTCTGGTGTTAAGTGAATTACGGCTATTTCAGTAATGTATTCATCTGAATTGCCATCATCAACATATTCTCCATTTACAAAACCTTTGCCACCTCTTTTTAAAGTGATAGGAATTATATAGTCTTTTATAAACCCAGAGAAATTAAAATCCACCTTATCACCTCACTTTATAAGTTATTGACTGTCTTAACCTGCCTGTATCAATTAAAGGGTTATTTGCCCCTTTTTTGTTCTTTTGAGTAACAGAAGAGTTGGGCGGAGACTTTAACTGGACCATGTATTTGCGAATAAAAGAAGCAAATTCAGCACCTAATAAATTAAGGGCCTTATTAGCAGTCATTCTACCAGCTATTACAGCCCTTATTGCTTGTTCAGTATGCTTATTTATTTTTCTAATATTCTTATCAAAGCCTTCTCTAATATAAGACCTCTCTGGAATCTCAACTTTTTTAACCAGAGCATACATCGGTTTTATTTCTTCCCCTACTTCCATGGCCAGTATTCCGTCACCATCATCATCAGGATCCATGAGGAACAAATTATCAAAATCTCTCGCACTTTTACCAGCCGCCTCTTCATTAAGGGGTATTGTAAGAGCTTTTGCTTTTTTAGGGGTTATTGTTACACCGAACTCATTTACCCTGGCAATCATTAGGATTTGAGAGTTTTTGCCGCCGAATACACCAACCTCAATTTTAGAGTTCTTAAGTTTATTAATTTCTTCAATTAAATTAGGCATATTATTATTATCAGTAATTTTAAGTTTTGCCATTATGAAAACACCATAAATGTGGGTCCCTGGCTCTTTTTCATAATTCTTAAAAGCTCTTTGCCGTACTCGGTGCTTTCTAACCCTTCTGTTCCTGTTTTATCAGCATAATCTTTAGAACCCAGACCTTTAACTTCCTCGCTGATTGCTTTCGGATGATCCAAAGTGGCAAAATGAGCAGCCAAATACCTTTCCATTTTCTCCTGGTATTTATCATCATATTCCCAGTCTTCAAGCTCTATAACTGCATCCTCAATGTAAAGCTCAATAGATTGATCAGATAACTTAGAAAGGTGAGAAGCAATACTCCTCACCTTAGATACAGTAGTTTGAGGCATGATTACTCATCGCCTTTATCTTTACCATCATCTTCTAAGTAAGCAATCTGATCTTCAATAGCTTTTTGAGTGGTCTTTCTATCATCAGTCTCAGCCCACTTTAAAAGCTTTTCTTTATCCATTGTTGTTTCAACGAGCTCAACAGCTTTATCAACTGGAGTAATTTCTGACAAATCTTCAATTGTGCCGTCTTTAACCTCTACCTTACCTTCTTTCACCCAACCTTTTACTATTGGATGAGTCTTTACAGCTTCCCAGTCTTCATCCTCAACTTCATTCGGGCCAATATTCAACGATACATTTCCAACATGTTTAATTTGAGCGAAATGGTTAATTATCGTTAACATACAATTACCTCCTCATTTTTTTATTAATTCTTAAATTCCGTCAGCTCTGCAGATTCCGAGTGGATATCTAACAATAGCCCCAGCAGTTCTTTCTTCAAGGTTAACCTGCGAACTAAGGTTTTCCTTGTTATATGGAGCATGTCTATAGATGTCTAACGGTAGCCCCATTTCAACTACATCTGGAGAACTATCATAAACCATAAAGCAGTCAGTGTCACTATCTCCTTTTCCTGCAAGCTCTGGTACAGAAATAATTCTGTCAAACCAGCCTTGATTTTCAAGATATCTGCGGATAGTTAGCTGAGGATTGTCAGAATTAAATGGTCTGTCTAAGTCCTCGTACTGATCATCTGGAATTGCTAAAGTATCAGCAGCCATTCCAGGCTTTAGATTAACTTTCTTTTTGGCTTGTCTGATATCTTCAACTATTTCTTCGCCTGTTTTATCTTTCCAGTTTGTAGATGTTGCACCACTATTTTGAGCAACAGTGTAAGTCTGAATACCAGTAAAGTTAGTCAGGCCTTCTGCATTATGCTCAGTAGAGCCAGAGAAGAAAAAGTCATTTTCTCTTTCAGAAATAGCTCTTCTAGCTGCAGTAGCCTTAGTAGTTTCAACTGGTCTATTAGCCATCTTTGCAGCTCTCTTTTCCTGAAGGTCAATAGTAAATCCTACTACGATACCATAAATACCCTGGTGGTGTCTTTCAATATCTGCATCTACTAAAGGTACATCATCTGCACCATAAGCAAATATTTTAGCAGCACCTTTTTTAGTTACCTTATCGTAACTATAGGTTTCTGCACCTTCCGGGATGTCAGTTTTCAAACCCACCATTGTTCTGGCAGTTAATTCTCTTTCTTTGGCTTCATATACAGTATTATCAATTGCATCTAAGTCATCATTAGTTAGTAAAGCGTCCTGTCTAGTAACGCCAGATCCTAAGTCTTTCATTATTTAATCACCTCTCCTTAAAGTTGTTTAGTAGTTGTCTGAGAAGGTAAGTTAAACTCTACCTTGACAACATCACCGGCAGATCCGGCTGATTTGAACTCTGCATCCTCAATTTCAACACCATACACACCATTAGTTGCTTCAGTTAGTGGTGCTTTATCAAATAAACCATCATCTCTGACGGCTACTTTATCGCCTCTAGTTACATCAGCTGCAGAATCGGATAACTTAACCCACATCACTGCTTTTCTGGCAACAGTAACACTGTCACCATCTGCATATTTAGAGTTATCTAAGTCACCACCTACAGAATATTGAGCAATTCCAGCTAAGACATCAGCTGCAGCACTTCCATCCCAAGCAGCAACCTGTTTTTCTGGATCAGTACCATATTTAACAGCAGTACCGAAAGGAATATCACCTTCGCCTGCCATTGAATCAGCGTGTCCGCTTCTTCCTGTTGCTAATTGACCTGCATTTAATTTAGCATCCATTATTCATCACCTCTCATGTTTAATCTTTTTTGACGCTTTTTCTCAATAGCGTCACTGCGGGAGCTGGAGTCTTTTTTCTTAAACTTAAGGTTTTTATCACCATAGGAACCCTCTCCGTCTTCCAGCATTTCTTTGAGAACATCAAAGCGAGCATTAACATACTCGTCTGCTCTACCTTCTGCATTAAAGTCATCATTAACAGATTTAATGCAGTCTACTTTGATTTCTCTTTCAGATTTACCCTTGATATCGTAACCATCATCAAGAAATAACTCTGCATCTTTTAAGAGGGTCAATCTTTCATTAACAGCCTCGTCTAATTTTTCATCAGACAGCTGTTTTTCTTCCAGATCATCAATCTGGCTTTTTAGGCTTTTGATAGTGTCGTCTTTGCCGTCGATTTTGCCCTCCAGTTTACCTACCTCTTTTTGCAAATTCTGATTATCGCTTTCCAGAGCATCTAATCTGGCAGCCACTTCATCCTGAACTTCAAATTCCTTTCCATCTAACTTAACAGTTTTCATCTGCTTATCACTCCTTTTGTGTCTTTTTTTCATTTCCTCCAGGTCCTCATCATTTCTAACCTGGACAGCATAATCTGCAGAGTCTAATTTTGCACTGCAGTCCGGGCCACACCTCCCTTTTTCGACCATTGCCAGATGATTTATTTCAAAATTTGTCTGCCTTCGGTCGTATTTCTGGCCCTTATATTCGCCTGACTCTTCTACAATCTTGCATTCAAAGCCAAGGCTGCACTCTTTTTTGTTATTATTAAGGATTTTACCAATAAGGCTGGCATCAAAGACAGTTCCGTTTCCGGCCAGCTTATTATCTAATATTTTAGCATTATCACTGGTCAACCCCTTAACATGCTCCTGGGCATTATCAGGGTTGACTAACTCCCAGGGGTGATCGTCTGTTATAGGAAGGTTTTTTAATTGCTCTAATACCTCTGGGGTTAATAAATCATCAGGGTGTTTCAATTCATAAACAATGTCTCCAGTCATGGGGTCTAAATAAGGGAAAACTCCTGTTTGTGCTGCAATAAAATCATAAGTTAAAAATCCTGAAGTATTCTTTTGAACATTATCCATTTGAACTACATCAAATCTCTTTGGCAATTCACAATCACCCCCTTTCTATGCTGCTCTTCCAAACATTTGCTCCAATTCTTGTTCAACAATTTCAGCAGTACAGCGACAGTTATAATCCTTGCCCGGGAAAAGACCATTGGCCCCTTCTTCCCAGGTAAATTTATGCCCGTTTAATGCTTCGTGTTCATCCCGGACCTTAATATCATCTGAATCCCTCCAGATAAACTCTTTAAGTCCGAGCTCCTGGTGCCTTATCTTTGTAAAGTCACCCAGCATACTGCCCGCCTGGTCTCTTGCAATAAATTTAGCTCTGCTATCTGTTTTTTTATAGACATTCTGAATATTAGCTTTGATATCGTCTATACTCTCTCCGGATCTCACCCCCTGCAGCACAATAGTATCCAACTGTTTATGGTATTCTTCCGGAATTGATTTAATTAAACTAACATTTTCAGATACTGCAGCCTTAACTGCATCCTCTAGTTTTTGGTTTCTTTTGAGAGGATCCATTCCAATAACTGACCTGATCTGCTCTTTAACCTCATTATTAGTGTGATTTTTTACTCTTTTAGAGAATTTATCAGCTAACTTTTTTGCTGTTGCATCAGAAAAGGCCCGAGTAATAGCTGATTCTTTCAGCTCCTCAAGGCCTTGTATTATGTCATCCATTTCGCTGTCTTTTTTATAAGAGTCACTTCTCCGTAAATATGGAGCGACTTTCCTATCAACAAAATCCATGACATCATTATTCATTTTTTCGATTAAATCCTGCAGGTCTTCATAATAGTCAACTGCATGATTGGCTGGGAAAAGAATTTTAGGAAGTGGCATTTTTGTGTGCCTCCTCCACTTTGCGGGCCATCTCTATCGTTTCTTCATCTGACATGTCTAACTTCTCCATCAGACTGCTTTTACTGGTCCGCTCTTCTCTTATCTCATCAGCAGTATAAACTTGATTTTTGATGTATATTGCATCAGTCTCAGCGACTGTTTTTCTAATATTAGCATCAGTTTCTTTATCCAACTTCCATAATGGATTGAAGGAAATTGAGTATTTGCCGTCTGGATCAGTTCGTCCATTACCAACCCCACTATCTTTAGCCCAGAATAATAGATCAATCAGCTGCTCTATTAACGGCCTTAAATAGTTCTCCTGAAGACCAGCAATTCTTGCATAATAATTTAAGCTATCAAACTGTCCGCCGGTAATTGTACCCTGCTGCTGGCCCATGATATGACTCTTAGGCATTCTTGCAGCACCGGCTAAATAGTCCCATACAAATTCGAGCATATCTTTTAGACTGGATAATGAGCCTGTAGGACTCTTAAAATCTAACTCATCCTCTTTACCGATCAATGCAAGTGATAAAGTATTAAACTCAAATTCAAGCTGACTCTGTACTTTTTGACGGGTTTCAGTATCTGTTATATCGACTCCGTCTGACTTAAGGACCTTAAAGACTAACGAGTAAAGCAACTGGCCAACTGACCATGCTGCATTATCAAATATGGTTAACGGGTCAAATATCGACTGGATAAGTGGAATTCCCATTGCTTCATCCTCTACAGTTCTAACCTGCAGATGCAATAGCCTTGATTTATGGATTTTTCTTTCTCCCTGGCCACCAACACCAGATATCTTAAACTTTTCAATATCTCCGTACTCCGGAGAGAACATATCCTCATTAATATCAGTGTCATGTATTTTATTTCCTGAAAAAGCGTGAATATAATCAATATCAATCAGCTGCTTAGGGTTTAGCTCCTCTTCAAGCTCCAATTCGCCGGCCTGTCTGGCTCCAATACTGCAGAAACCATCACCTCTCAACCTTTCGTATTTGCACATATCCTGCATTTTAGGCTGAGCATTTAATTCAGTCAGTTTATTTTCAATAGCTTCCTTAACCTTTTTGTCGGCTTCTATTGATATCCATTCCCTTGTCATATCCTCAGCTGGTATATCTACAATGTTCTGAAAGATACGATTGCTTTTATACAGAGCTGTTATTTCTTTATTAGAGAGTGGTGGTCCTTCATTTGGTCTCTGTTGAGTAAGTGGATCACCATTTGGCCCCAGTAATTTACCTTTGGAACTGTTAGGATTTTGAGAGTGCATGAAATCCTGTCTTAATACGTTATAAACTCCTTTTTCTGCCAAAGTGTATCACCTCCATTAACTTGAATAAGCTGAATAAATACCTTTTCCGGTAACTATCATATCGTCTTCATGAGCATATCTTGTAGGGTCAATAGTATGATTATCTTTATCTATTAATTTATTTTTGATATTTCCATCTCTATCAACCTGGTAATCTATATTTTCAAATTCTCTTGCTATATTAGGGGTTCTTTTAGGATCAATAACAATCGCATTTAATTCATCTAACCATTTTTCACCATGTTCAACAGACCCTGGTCCTTTTTCAGCACCCTTTACTTTTATCCCATAATCTTTTAATTGAGCAATACTTCTGGGTTCAGCACTATCTGCAATACTCATATGATTATGATACTTTTTATTTATCATCCAATTTGCCAAGTCTTCGATTTTTAGTTTTATTTGATATTTTTCATCAATTGCATAAATAATTTTCCTTTTGCTGTCATAATGCCAGCGAACAAAAGTAGTTGGGTCCGCTCCATAACCCCAGTCAATACCCTGTTTGTGATTATCAAACCTTTTTATTTCTTCATCGCTTATCTTTCTGAATTCAAGGTTTTCAAAAGGAACAACCCCAGACCCTATCGGTTCACCTAACCAGGTATGCCTATACTTTCTATCGTTTTCTTCTTTTAAAATATTTATTTTTTGCAAAGTTTGCTTTGCTATAAAAGGGTTGTCTCTATAATCTGAATGGTGAACATAATAAATTTCCGGCAAAGTAACACTATTAAACTTTTTATTGCACCAATTAGTCTTTCTTTTTGGTGGGTTATAAGAATAAAAGACTTTATAATCAAAGCCTGTTTCTTCTCTGACTATAGAGTCTTCTATGGTTGCTATTTCATCTTCTGTTTTAAATTCGGCTAACTCTTCAATCCAAAGCCAAGTGTATGGATATTCTTCAGTAGAAAGAGATTTAATTCTTGTTGGATCGTCAGCACCTGCAAATAATATTTTATTTCCTCTGGGCCTGTAAATGATTTGCATTGGACTTACTTGAAATTTAAAATAATGATCAACATTCAATAACCTTGCAGCCCATTTAAACTCAGTAAAAATTGACTCTCTCATATATTTAGCGTGTTTTCTAATAGCAAGACCATTTACCGGATTCTTAATTGTGGCCACGATTCTATTGAGAGCAATATGAGACGATTTAGCAGATGATCTCCCACCCTTTAAAACATAATATAAATATTTATCTTTTTTGGTAGCTTTCCAAAAATCATGAAACTTCGGTATAACATGATCACTAAGTTTAGTTTGCTTTTGCATATTATCACTACTCAATATCATCTATTATTTGAATTCCACCTTGCAGATCTATGTCTATGTTATCTTTGAAAAGTGAGTATCTTTTACCTAAAAGCTCAGCTGCTTTATTTCTATCTTTAGGGCCAACCTTCTTTGAGACAACTCTAGCTTCACTCATGTAGTCACCAATATTCTCAGTTACCACTGTCTCTTCTTCAACTTCCCCTCTCATTACTTTGGTCAGGTACTCAAGAACTTCATCCTGGGTGGCTACCCTGGCCTCTTCTTTTTCTTCGAGCCTTTTTTCTATATAATTTTTAATCTCAGGTTTTTTCAGGTTTTCGTTTCCAATTGAATAAGCACTATTTTCACTATAACCGGCTTTTATTGCTGCATCAGTTGCATTTATTGAGATAATATATTCATCAGCAAAAGCTTTCTGTTTTTCTGTTAAACTAGAATCTTTATTTTTTTCTATTGGATGCTGCCAGCATCTCCATTCTTTTGGAGCTTGATCATCATCAAATTCTTTTTCTCTGGTACATCTGCTTCCATCATTTTTCAAACCAATACATCTCAAAGTTTTCACTGACAACACCTCCTATTACTTTATAAATTTAAATAATAATTATTCTCTATTACTTTTAAATAAATATATAACTAACCTGCTCTCCCCACTCCCCCTGTAGTCCCCCTCTCCCCTCTCACTAAATTACAGTTCCAAATAATTCCCATTCGCTGTATTTATCTTCTCGGGTGTAGAGGTGAAAGCATTCACTGACAAAGAAATTTTGACCATCTTTTTCTAGATCAACTCTTTCCACTTTCAACCAACCTTGCTTATATCCGTTCACATGTTCAGGAAAATTAATTCTAAGATATTTTTCTATACGATCTGGTGGCTCAAACACATTTAACAACCCCTTTGTTTTAGAGGGCAGCATTCAGTAATTAGCTACCCTCTAGGTTAATAATGGAGGTAACAAAAACCTCGACTAGATATCAATTATCATAGCCGAGGAAAAATAAGGAGGATTTTAGGGGCTATGGCTACCCCTATTTCTAATTCCAGTATATTAAATCAGTGTATGTCGATTAATGAATTACAAAAGCCCCAGAAATATATTCCGGGGCCTCAATAGAAAGGAAAATTATAGTGAATGTTTACCTAAATTCACATAATTGCTTATTATGTTCATAATAGCACACTTTTTGTGCCTTCGTGTTCGCCATTAGTTCACAAACAGTTCGCAAGCTGTTCTTTTTTAATTATTTGCAACTTTTTCTCTCTTTTTCTTTATAAATCCAACAATTCTTGCTGCCTTTTCCATTGCTTCATCCTTAATCTCATAATATTTTGTTCTACCGTAAGGGAAATTAGGGTGAGTATAAACTTCGCTGTCTTCAACAATACGGCCTGTTTTATACTTAATATCCATAAGCAGCTGCTCTATTGGATCTAAACCCTTATAAGCTTTTTCCACTCTTTTTACAAGTTTAATTTTTCTTTTGTACTCTTCTTTGAGCTCTTGCTCTTTTTCAACAGACTCCATAACTGGCTGAGCTGTCGGATCATAATGATTTGAAGATTGCACTCTAGGTCTTGAATAATCTATCCCCTGCCCCTTCCCGGCTAAATCTTCTAAAAAATTACCATCTATTTCAGCTTCAAATTGAATGTATTCACACCTGCTTTTATATTCCCGGTAATTAACAAAATCAAAAATCACTCTTGAACAATAGTTCTCCACTACATCTTCACCCCACTTTTAGCTTCCATCATGTATTTATAGCTTGCAAACACTGGGTCATCCTCTGCAAATTCAACCGGCTCTACTCTCTCTGTCTTTCTCAGACTCAAATCAAAGCAATCAATCAGAAAATTATATATTTGAGGCTGTTTTTTCTCTATCTGCTCTCCCATTGTCATCCTGATCAGCTCCCTTAATCATTTCAAGTAATCGTGGCCAACTACTTTTATTTTTATAATTCATGCAGCACAAATAACCGCCGCCGTAGTCTTTCAAATAAACTTCTTTAATTTCACCCTCTCTATCATGCTTAATTCTGATATGAGCTTTGTTAGGGTTATTAATTATTCTGTTTTTCAACTCTTTATGATTATTGTGCTTTTCAATCCAGCTCTTAACCTCGGGCTCATTAACCGCATCTAAAATATTAATTTTATAATCAGAGAATTTTTCTCTTTTGAAAATAGGTTCAGCTTTAATTTGATTAATGTTCAATTCTTTGCTTTTGAATAATGACATTTGAGACATTTTAAGCCTCCCTGAAATTAATATCCGGATACTTAGCAAGCAGTAGCTTCTTTTTTAGTTTGTAAACCTGGGTTTTATGGCCTTTAACATCCACTACCTCAACTGATCCGTCTGAATAAGTTATCTTAAAATCAGCTATATATTTTATTCCCCGGCCAGTTACCCGGTCTTTATCTTTCTCCAAAAGAACAAATTTAGGCTGCAGCTCGAACTCTTTCACTTCCCCAGCCGCCTTTAAAAGCTTTAGATTTTCATAAAACCTTGCCTCTTTCTTACTATCAAACTTTATTCCATCTACAAGTGGCTTTTTATTATTATATTTATTCTTCCTGGTTGATTTATTTTGCTCCTTTCTTTCCATTTTGATTAGTTCCCATTCTCCCTTAGGT